ACTCGTGATGATGCCCTGTTTTTAAAAGTATTCGCAGGTGAAGTAATTACTTCATTTGACAGAGCTTCAAAAACACAAGGTGCTGATATGGTAAGAAGTATCAGTAATGGCAAATCTGCATCTTTTCCAGTAATGGGAAGAATAGGTGCGGAGTATCACGCAGTTGGAGCGGAAATATTAGGTTCTGCAGTTAACTCAGCCGAAAAGGTTATTACAATTAATGACCTTTTAATCTCATCTGTATTCATATCGAATATTGAAGAGGCAAAAAACCATTGGGACGTAAGAAGTGCATACTCTACTGAAATGGGTAGAGCATTATCTTTCCAAAAAGATAAGCATATCTTACAAACTATTGGTCAAGCAACTCTAGCTAGTGCAAACGTAACTAGTGGAGATGCTACAACTAACGTAGTCAACACAGGTATCGCATCTTCTACAGATGCTACTGCGGCTAATGCAATGATAGATGCTATCTTTGCGGCGGCTAAAGAACTTGATGCAAACTATGTTCCATCAGAAGGCAGAAAATGCTTTATGAGATTGGAAGAATACTACAAATTAGCGAATGCTACTAATGCAGTCAATGTTGACTTCAGTGGTGGTGCTAATGGTGGTGTTGCATCAGGCAAAGTGGCTAAAATTGCAGGAATTGAATTAGTACCAGTTCCTCACTTTGTATCGTCTAACATTACTACAGCTTTACCAGACGCAGGTTCAGCTACTAATGGTGGAACGAAACCACAAGCAGTTAACTTGACTAACTTTGTTGCTCTTGTATCTCACCCTTCAGCAGTAGGAACTGTTAAGCTAATGGATTTAGCTGTTGAAAAGGAATACGACATAAGAAGACAAGGTACGTTAATGGTTGCAAAATACAGCATGGGTCATGGTGTATTAAGACCAGAAGCGGCAGTCGGTATCAAAGAAGCGGCATAGTCCCTCTTTACTTTTGGTGGGGGATTTATTTCCCCCATCATTATTCACACAAAATTTAATTAAAGGATATATGGCAACACAAATAACACCTACTTCAGAATTACAAGCTGTAAACATAATGCTATCTACTATTGGTGAAAGTCCAGTAAATAGTATTACAGGCACTACTACAGTTGATGTAAGTACAGCAAAAAATATTCTGAATGAGACGTCTATGTCCATTCAATCACAAGGTTGGAATTTTAACACACATGTAAATTACAAATCATTATCATTAGATAGTGATAATAAAGTTCCTCTACCCTCAAACTGCGTTAAAGCTGACGCAAACTCTCAATACAGATACTTAAACTACACAATAAGAAATGGAAATTTATATGATTTGGATAATCACACAGACGTATTTACTTCAGCACCTTCTGGTGTTGACCTTGTATTAGTACAACAATTTGAACATTTACCAGAATACGCAAGACAATATATTACAATGAAATCTGCAAGAAGATTTGCGGCAAGATTTATTGGTGATAAAGAAATTACAACATTAATTGGTCAAGATGAGAATGAAGCTCTTATGGCATTTCATCAAGCAGATAGTCAAGAAAGTGACATTAACATTCTTGAAGGCGACCAAAATACCCTTAACATAATACACAGACCGAATAGAAGGACTTACTAATGGGCGGAGTAGTATCACAATCTATTCCTAATTTCTTAAATGGAATGTCACAACAGACACCCACACAAAGAGGTATTAATCAGGGAGAAGACCAAGTTAATTTACAAAATGGTTTAGTAGATGGTTTATCAAAAAGACCACCTTTAGATTATGTAGCTACATTAGATAGTTCTAACATTTATTCTAACAAAACAAAATTTTGGCAAATACAAAGAGATGCAGATAATCAATACATTGTAGCTTTATATAATGGTGGTATTAAAGTATTTGATTTAGCAGGTAATGCAAAAACTGTAACAATAGCTAGTGGTTCAAGTTATCTAACATCAACAAATCCTAGAGAAAATTTTAAATTAGTTAACATTGCAGATTACACATTTTTAGCTAACACAGGAACAACAGTTACAGCAGATAGTAATACGTCTGCGGCTAAAGTAGAAGAATTTTTAGTTGTTTGTAAACTTACAAACTATGGTAGAGAATATAAAGTTGCATTGAAACACCCATCAATGGCACAAGAATTAGAAGTAGTATTTCAATTACCTTCAGGTAGTGATGCGGCTACTGATAGTAAATTTAGAGATACAAATAAAATTACAGACATACTTTTGTATGGAACAGCAAGCACACACTGGGACAGTAGTGCAAATGGCATAGGATTTAATGTTAGAAGAACTGACACTAATGCTTCTGTGTCTACTACACAAGGATTAGCAAATTATTCTGGCTTTACATCTCATTTTACATTTGAAGCATTTGATAGTGTAATTTATGGAAAACCTACTGATGGCAATGCAAACTACACTATAACTACATCTGATGGTTCTGGTAACACAGCCATGTATTCTATTAGAGATGAAATACAAGATTTTAGCAAATTACCTTTTTATGGAAAAGAAGGTGTTATTCTAAAAATTACTGGAGAAGAAGGAGAAACTTTATCTGATTATTATGTAAAGTTTACAGGAAAATCTGGTGTATGGAATGAAACTATTGCACCTGCAACTTCTGTAGGACTAACTAACTCTACAATGCCACACGCATTAATTAATAATAATAATGGTACATTTACTTTCAAAGAATTAGATTGGACAGATAGAGTATGTGGAGATAGTGAAAGTAATCCTGACCCAACATTTGTTGGTAAAAAGATTAATAATTTAACTTATTATAAAAATAGACTAGGTATTTTATCTGGTGAAAATTTAATATTAACAGAGAATGCTTCATTCTTTAATTACTTTGCAACAACATCTACACAAGTTTTAGATACTGACCCAATAGATATTGCGGCGTCAGGCACACAAGTTAATACACTTAAAAACTCTGTAGGATTTAATGAAAGTTTATTATTATTTTCTGATACAGCACAATATAAATTAGATAGTTCAGGTGAAAGTATATCACCTACAACAGCTATACTTAATGAAGTATCGTCATTTGAACATGATGATAAAGTTACGCCAGTATCAGCAGGTAAGTTTGCTTACTTTGCACAAGCTAGAACAAACAACACAGCAATAAGAGAATACTTTGCTGATGATGATACATTAACAAATGATGGATTAGATATAAGTGTATCAGTACAAAATTTAATACCAACTAATTGCTATCAAATTGTAAGTAATACAACAGAAGACACTTTAATATTTTTAACATCAGACACAGGAGATAGTCAAACAGCTCCTTACAGTGGCACAGTGTCTACAACATACGCTAACACAATGTACATCTATAAGTATTTCTTTGATGGTGGAGAAAAAGTACAAAATGCTTGGTCTAAATGGACATTTACAGGTGTTAAGATTTTAGGTGCTATGTCATTAGAAAGTTTTATTTATTTATTAGTTTCTGAAGGCACTACTACAAAATTAGTTAAAATAGATTTAAGAAATTTAAAAGATACAACAATAGGTCATGGAGTTTACATTGACCTTAAAACATCAGTTACAGGTTCGTACAGTAGTACAACAGACTTAACTACGTTTACATCTCCTTATGGAGCTAAAACTGGATTAATAGCTGTAGACAGAACAAATGGTAATAATTACACCGCAACAAACACGTCAGGGTCAACTTATACAATCGTTGGAAACCACACAGCGTTATACATTGGTGTGCCTTATGAAAGTAAATATAGAATGTCTACGCAGTTTGTAAGAGAAAACACTGGTAAAGGTTTAATTGCAGTAACTTCAGGTAGATACCAGATTAGAAACATAACATTTAATTTTGAAAATAGTGGTTACTTCCAAGTAGAAGTCACACCTACAAATAGAGATACATCAACAGCTATTATGAATGGCTATGTAATTGGTACGTCTACAAGTATTATAGGACAGCCTGCTATTTCAACAGGAACTTTAAGAGTACCAGTACAATCACAAAATACACAATTTACTTTAGATATTAAATCTTCATCTCACTTGCCTATGTATATTGCAGGTGCAGAAGTTGAAGGTTATTATCATAATAGAGCAAGTAGGATTTAATGAAAGAAAACTACGTTAGAAAAGCAGAATTAAAAGATGCGTTAGAATTAGCACCTAAAATGAGAAAAGGTGACAGGCAAGAAATTATGGCTTCAAATGGTGCATCACCTTTAGAAGCATTAGTTATTCCTTTTACACAAAAAGGTGGAAAAATATATTCTATAGTTGGCACAAAAGATGAAGGCGTTATTGGAATGTTTGGCTCTACTCCCACAAAAGAAAAAGGGTATGGAGTGGTGTGGTTACTTTCAAGTGATGATTTATTTAAACATGTAAAACAATTTATTAAAGAATGTCCTAAATGGGTAAAGGACATGAGTAAAGATTATGAGTATGTCTACAATTTTGTAGATGAAAGAAATTGGAAAAGTTTAAAATGGTTACAATTTTTAGGATTTGAACCAAAAACAAAAATAGGAGAGTTCGGTATTGGCAAAATGCCATTTTTATTAATGATGAAAGAGGTAAATAATAATGTGTGATGTAGCAACGGCACTAGCGGTAGCAGGAGCAGTTAACAATTATCAAACACAAAAAGCTCAAAACAAAGCTATAAGAAGAGACCAAAGAGCAACAAGAGCAAATGCCGATAAAGGATATTTACACGACCTTAACAAAATTGACCAAGAAAAAGTTAATGCTGATATGGAAAAAGCAAAAGCAGAAGTAAAAACTAAAGCAGAAAGAGATGGTGAGATTGCACAAAAGATAAATTTAGGAAATGCTAACAGTACAAAAATAGTACAATCAATTAGTCAACTGTATGATGATGATTGGATTGAAATAACAAGTGGTCATAACAGAGATGTACAAATGTTTGGTAATCAGCAAAATGAAGCCTATGCTAACATGTCTAAAACATACAACAGTTTAAAACCACCTACAGAACCATCAAGAACAGGATTAATGTTAGATATAGCAACTGCGGCTAACAGTGGTTATCAAAGAAATCAGACGAATAAAGAGGCAAAGAAAAATGGCTAAATATAAAAATCAAGCAACTAATAAATATTATGGAGTAGGCAGTGCAGGTTATGTGTCTACTGGTAATGCCAGTAATGGTTTAACTAAATCTTTACAAAACGCAGGTTATAACATTGCACAGTCAGAAAAATTAAGAGTTGATAGAAAAAAAGATAAAGCTATTGCAAAAATAGATGAGTTGTATGCAAATGGTAAATCATTTGAAACTATCCAATCAGAAATTATTGCAAACAAACACCCAGAGTTAACTGGTAAATACATTGAAGCTACTACTAATTATCATGCAGGTAGAGTTAAAGCACATGAAACTATAGCTCAAATCAATGCTAATAGAGATAAATATGACATTGAAGATGAAAGCACTAATCTTGATATGTTTTATAAAAGCTATATGCCTGATACAAAGGCAATGGATAGTTCTACATTATTAGGTTTTACAACACAGTTTAATAAATTTAGAGCTAAAGATGTCCAAGTAGATGCAGAAAATAGAGCTGTTATTAGCAGTGAAAAGAAAATTAGAGAAGGCATAGGTTTATTAGATGATATTCCTATTGATAGTTTAAAAACTGAATTACCAGATTTTATAAAAAGTTTACAAATACCAGTGCCAAATGGAGATGGTTCAGGTAAACCAAATTTATTACACACAAATGCAGAGACACTAGCTATTGTTAAAAGAAGTGTAGCAGAGATTATAGGAACAGCTACGACAGAAGATGATTTAGATAGAGCTGAAATATTATTAAACACTAATTTAGGTTACTCTAAAAGTGGTTCTGCTATAGGTACATTAGCTTCAAGAAAATCTAAAGAGGTTTTAGTTTTACAAGAAAAGTTAACTAAAAAAAGAAGAGCATTAATTATTAATGACAGGCAAGAAAAAGAATACCAAGACAAAGAAACAGTAAAAGGATTGTTTGCTAAAATTAATGAACAGGTTGAAGTTGAAGTTTCTGGAACGGCTGATGGTGACGTTACTATGGGTAAAAGAGATAGAAACCATGTAGAGCTTATGGAAATTAGAGATGAAATATTTAAAATGGGTGTCCCTTCTTACATCACTAATTTTGATAGATTAATGGAAGCAAATGCTTACATTGATACTGACCCTGCTGTCTACAATGAATTAGTATCAAGAATTTATGATGGTGACTTTTCATCACAAAAAGAAATATCAGATGCAATCGCAGACTTAAATATAGACCCTAAAAAATTATCACCAACATTAGCTTTGTTTGCTAGTTGGGAAAAGTCTAGTAGCAAAGCAGGTTCAATCCACACTACAAATACAGTTTACAAAGAAGGTCTTAAATATATTGAGAACGCTGTAAGAGGTAATTTTACATCAGGTGGTATTCTTAAAGAAAATGGAAATCAAGCTATTAGAAATGCACACAACTACATGAAAGTAGAATTGTATAAATTTGAAAATGAGTATGAAGAGGAAAATGGAAAACAACCATCAACATTTGAACGTGAAGAATTTATGAAGAAAATGGGTGATATTGTTATAGAGAAATTTAGAGAAGGCGACATTTCCCCAGTTATGAAAACTATGCCTGAAAACGAAAAGAAAATTAAGGAAGATGAAGAGGCACAAAAGAAAATAGATATTAAATATGAACAAGCAGGTGTTCCTGAAATGCAGGAAACTCTTAATAATATATTAAGCAATGATAGTTTAATAAACAAAAAACTTATAAAAGAAACTTTAGATAAGTTTGACCCATCATTTATGGGTATACCTTTCACTGGTAGTGATAGTGCGTTTGGTGAAAGTGATAAAGAGAGTAAACAAAGATTTGCTAATGAACAATTACCAACAGTAATAGCAAACATTTTACAAAACACTGGTTTTAATCAAGCTATGATGGAGGCACTAGAAAATGTTGATTACAAAAATATAATAAAAAGTATTGCAAGCAATCTAGGTAATGGTGTCACTGTAGAACAAGTAGATGATGCTATGAAAATGTTAGTAGGAAGAAATAATTAATGGCAACTTTTCTTAACCAAAGTAACAAAATAACTACAAATACTCTTCCTGAAGATTTACAAAAGCCAGATACTTCAGCTTTAGCGTTAGAAGAAATACAAACAGAAAATTTCTACAACACTTTAAAAAGTTATTATTCTTACAGAGAAGATGACAATAATTTTAATAACATGTCACATGCAGACTTGTTAGATTATTTTTACGAAGATAGGTCTTGGAGAAACAACAATACTGTATCTATGGGAATGGATATGGCTAATGTAATGAATGAAGATAGTGAAGATAGATTAAAACAATTTTCTTACATACAACAAACCTATCAACAACTACCATCATTTTGGAATGACCCAAATAGAAATTTTGCTTCATGGTTAATTGACAATGGTGGTGCTATGGTAGCTGACCCTATAAACTTAATAGGTGTTGGTATAGGTGGTCAAGCCGCAAAACAAGCATACAAAGCAGGTTTAAGAGTAGCCCTTAAAAATAAGATGGCTAAAGAAATTTCAGAAGTTACAATTAGAGAAGCCGCTAAAGAAGCTGAACAATTAGCTTTAGGTAAAGCAATTAAAAAAGGTGCATTAACTGAAGGTTATATTAATGCAGGTATTACAGGTGGACAAGATTTAATATTACAAAACACTGCTATTCAATCAGGTGTTCAAGATGAGATTAGTCTAAAACAATCAGGCATAGCAACTGCCGCAGGTTTTGGTTTTGGTACTATCTTTGGTGCAGGCTTTACAGCAGGTGCTTTCAAATTAACAAATAGAAGTTTAACTAAAAATTCAATTAAAAATCTTAACGACATTCACAATTATGGTCAAAGCACTACTAAAAGTGCAAAACTATTTGATGATTTAACTATCACAAACAAATCTAGTAAAGCAGATGTCAATGCTCCTAAACAGGAAAAACCCCCAAAAACTACAAAAGAATACATAAAGAATTTAAGAAATGCTAAAATTAGAGCAGACGATAAGCCACCTAAATTAGCTATCAATGCAACTAAACAAAGAGATGGTGGTTACGAAGCATTTGTCAAAAACAAAATTGCTGAAGTATCAGAGCAGTTAGAAAAGAAAACAATTACTAAAGAACAGATGATAGAAGAGGCTGTTGCTTTAGGGCAAAATAGAAAAAAGTTTGAAAAGTTAGCAAATGATGCCGCTAATTCTGAAGCGTTTGTTAGATTATACGCTACTGTTATTGGACAAGCAGATGACATTAGAACTAAATTTGACACTATAGGTAGACTTTCTAGTGAGTTAAATAGAATAGATTTAGCTGATAATGAAATAGATGACATTTTAAATGAGATAGCAAGAATAGATACAGAGTTAGATTTTACAATTAAAAGAAAAAAGAAAAGTGCAGAGAATGTAGCTAGAGGATTGGTAGCACATCAAGTAGATGCTAAAGGACAAAGAGCGGCACAATTAATTACTGAACCTGAAGACCCTACTTTATTAATTAAAAAGAAAGGTACAAAAGAACAGCAGTTAGAATTTTGGAGACTTGTTGGTCAACTTGGAGATAGAGAACAAATTATATCTGCAATGCAAAATGTTAAAAAGATTGATAGATGGGACTTATTGGCAGAATACGTTAACAATAATTTACTTTCTTCACCTGATACACACATATTAAACATTGTATCTGGTCTTACACAAACAGTTTGGAAACCTGCAACTATGTTATTAAGAGGAGCAAACATGCTTCCAACAGATAGAGTTAGAGCAGGTCAAATAATGAGAGAAGCTCTACACACATTTGTATATCAATTTGCATACACAGGGCATGCTTTAAAAAGAGCAGGTAAATCTTTTTGGGCAGGAAGACCAATACTTGATAGTACACAAATGAAGTATGATAGTAATATTAGACAAGGACAGCTTCAAAGATGGATTAATGAATTTGGTAAAACTTATACTGATAGACTAGGTATGACAGGTAAAGTTATGCAAAAAGCACAAAAAGTAGTAGGTGCAACTGTTACTGCTCCTATGAGAATTTTATCAGCAGGAGATGAATTTCTTAAATCTATGATGTTTAAAGCAAGAATGTCTGCGGCTATTAATAGTAAAATTATAGATGAAACTCCTGACTTTTCTTTATTAAAAGGTGATGGGTTTAGAAAAAAATACAAAGAAAGAGCATTAGAATTACAATCAGAATTTATAGATAACAAAACAGGTAGAGCAGTAGAAATAGGAAACACTGTAGAAGACAGATTAAATGCACCTCTACACTATGCTAGAGAAGGTTCATACACACAGCCTGCATCACAAACAAACCCTATTACAGGCAATCAAGAAGGTGGACTTACAGGTTGGATATTATCACAAACAGCAGGTAAAGCTAAATGGACTAGAGTATTTGGTCTTCACTTTATTAATACGCCATCAAACTTATTAAGATGGAATTTTCAACATTTACCATTTTTAGGTAGATACCAATTTCAGATGAGACACTTACTTGCTGAAGCTGATTTACCAGATTTAGACGCAGGTGCTAGTACATTTAAAAAAATAACACATAGTTTAAGTAAAGGTAAACTTGGAAGAATAACTGCACCAGTTAGAAGTGTGTTTGGTAAATCAAGATATTTAAATCCAGAAGCGGCGGCAGAAGCTAATGCTAGAATACAAATGGGTTATCTATTGTGGACAGGAGCATTAGGTCTTGTAATGGCAGGTAAAATTACAGGAGGTGGTGATAGAGATTGGAGAAAGAATAGAGAAAAAGAAGCTAACACAGGTTGGCAACCTTATTCATGGAAAACAAATGATGGCAAATATATTTCTTTAAATAGATTAGACCCATTGTTTACCCCTATGTTTATTATGGCTGATGTTATGGACGTGTATAGTAACTGGGTTAGAGAAACAGATGACTTACCACCAAGTATTGATAAGCAATTAACGGAAATGTCTATAGGTTTAATCACTATGGCAACAAGAAACGTTACTTCTAAATTCTACACTAAAAATATTATTGAATTATTTAATTTTATGTCTTCAGATGATTTTATGAAATCAAGAAGTCCTGAAAGAGCCGCCGCACAGCAAGCCGCACAATTTATTTATAAAGGTATTCCTATGTCAGGTGGTTTAAGATATTTAAACAGAGTAGGTGATGAGTGGGAAAGAGAGCTATGGACACTAATGGATAGAATAAAAACTATGAACCCTTCTAACACATCAGACGCTACTATGCCTAAACGTAACATGTTTGGACAAACGATTGATAGAAAAAGAGGTTGGTTATTTGGATTAGGAGGAGACACTGGTTTATGGTCTACACCTTTTGCTATGACTAATTTTAAGAACAATGCTACTGCTAAATTCTTAATGGATAAAGAGTTTAATTATTTACCTCCTCCTAAAATAGATAGATACAGTGGTTTTAATTTAAAGAATATGAGAAACTCTAATAATCAGACAGCTTACGATAGATGGTTAGAGCTAAAGAATGACATATATTTAACACAAGAAGGAACAGTAGTTAAAAACAAAAACTACAGTGGCAAAAAATATACACTTCAAGAATACGTTGAGTACATGATTGCAACACCTACAAGTAAACTTTACAAAAATCCTACTGGAGAAGTTGTTGGTAAAGATTATCAAGTTCAACACATTATAGACATGGTTCACGCTGTAGAAGGTGCGGCATATAAGAGAATGATTAAAGAATTTCCTGAAATTATGGAAAGATTTAAACTTCAAAATCAGTTTATAAAAGACGCTTTTAGTGACCAAAAGTCTAAACTTAAAGATTTACTTAACTAACCTTACACTTTTAGTAAACCCAAACCAAAAATTAAGGAAAATCATACATGGCAAATAGTTTTGTACGTTATACAGGTAATAACAGTACAACATCATATTCTATTCCTTTTAGCTATAGAAGCACTGCTGACCTTATAGTTACCCTATCTGGGTCAACTACAACAGCTTTTACGTTAAATGGTGCAGGGACTACTTTAACATTCAATTCTGCACCTGCACAAGATGCGGCTATTGAGATTAGAAGAAAAACATCTCAAGGTACAAAATTAGTAGATTATGCTTCTGGCTCTGTACTTACAGAGAATGATTTAGATACAGATAGTGACCAAGCATTCTTCATGTCGCAAGAAGCGATTGATGATGCAGGTGACGTTATTAAAATATCAAACACAGATTTTCAATGGGACGCACAAAGCAAAAGATTAACTAATGTGGCAGACCCTACGGCGGCACAACATGCGGCTACAAAGAATTATTTAGAAAACACTTGGTTATCAGCTACAGATAAAGCTAATTTAACTACAGTAGCAGGTGTAACATCTAAAATTGCTTTATTAGGAACTTCAGATGCAATAGCAGATATGAACACTTTAGCTACATCAGATGTTATAGCTGATATGAACACACTAGCTAATAGTGATATTATAAGTGACCTTAATACTTTAGCAACTTCTGATATTGTGTCAGACATGAACACACTAGCAACTTCAGCTAACGTGACTAACATGGCTACACTAGCAGGAATAAGTGGATTAAGTACATTAGCGGCTAACAATACTAATATTACATCTTTAGCAGGTAAAACTACAGAATTAGGATTATTAGGAACGAGTGCCGTTGTAGCAGATTTAGCATTACTAGGTACTTCTGATGTTGTAGCTGACATGGCTTTATTAGCAACTTCTGATGTTATATCAGACATGAATACACTTGCTACTTCAGATATTATTTCAGACTTAAATACTTTAGCTTCATCAGGAATTGTTGAAGACTTAAATATTTTAGCAACTTCAGCAAATGTCACAGCAATGGGATTACTTGGAACAAGTGCTGTAGTGACAGACATGGATTTATTAGGTACTTCATCTAATGTTAGTGCTATGGCAACACTAGGCACATCTACAAATGTATCTAACATGTCTACACTTGCAGGTATTTCTAGTTTAAGTAATTTAGCATCAGCACATGCGGCAGTATCAACTGTAGCTACAAATTTAGCGGCAGTACAAAACTTTGCTGACGTATATAGAATTGCAAGTTCAGCACCTACAACTTCATTAACAGTTGGAGATTTATATTTTGACACAACTGCAAATGAATTAAAAGTTTACAAATCGTCAGGTTGGGCGGCGGCAGGTTCTACAGTAAACGGAACTTCAGCAAGATTTAATTATACAGCAACCGCAAATCAAACAACATTTACTGGTGCGGACACAGCAGGAAACACACTTGCTTATGACGCAGGTTTCGCAGATGTCTACCTAAATGGTGTAAGATTATCAGCAAGTGATATTACAATTACTTCAGGTACTTCTGTAGTTCTAGCTTCAGGTGCGGCAGTAGGAGATATTATAGATATAGTTGGTTATGGAACATTTAATGTAGCGGCAATAAATGCTTCAGTAATTAATGCAGGAACAATTAACATAGACAGATTACCAAGTATTACTAATGCTAAACTAGCAGGTTCAATAGAAAATGCTAAATTATCTAATTCAGCAATTACAATAAATGGTTCAGCAGTATCTTTAGGTGGTGCAGTTACAGTTGGAGAGACTAAGCCAACAGTAGCCAATGTATCTCAAACGATTGCTCCTGCAACAGCTACAACAATAACTATTACAGGAACAAACTTTGTATCAATACCACAAGTAGACTTTATTAATGGTTCTACTGGTGCTGTAACAAGAGCAAACACAGTATCATTTACAAGTGCAACATCACTTTCAGTAAACTGTACTATAGCTACAGGAAACTATTATGTCAGAATTGAAAACCCAGATGGTAACGCAGGAAGAAGCACAAACAATATTATTACTGCTTCTGTAGCACCTACTTGGACTACATCAACAGGTGCATTAGGAACTTTTGCTGGTAATTTTTCAGGAACACTTGCGACAGTTGCAGGTACTTCAGATAGCACAGTTGCATTTTCAGAGACAACTTCTGTACTTACAGGTGCAGGGGTAACTTTAAATACATCAACAGGTGCATTAACAACAACAGATTTTGGTGCTAGTTCAACTACACCAACAACTTACAATTTTACATTGAGATTAACAGATGCCGAAGGTCAAACAGCAGATAGAGCTTTCTCTATGACTTCTAGCTTCGGTGCAACGGGGGGAGCGCAATTTAACTAATGGCTAATACATATTTAACAAAAACATTTTCATCAGGTGGTAATCAAAGAATATGGACTTTGAGCTTTTGGGTAAAATTAAATAGAGGAACAGGTGAAGATAATTATATCTTAACTTATGCTCAAGGTTCAGGCGCTACTCCAAGAGGTTCAATGGAATTTAGAAGTAATGCAAATGGAAATGGTTTTAGATTAGGACTTAATCCCACAGGTTCAAGTTGGATTAATTGTGATGTAGATAATAGAAAATTCCGTGATTATTCAGCTTTTTACCACGTGGTTGTTGCAGTAGATACAACACAAGCAACAGCTTCAAATAGAGTTAAAATTTATATTAATGGTGAACAACAAACAGTATCAACTCAACCAAGTCAAAATTTTGATACTGGTTTTAACCATACTCATCAAACAAGTTTTGGTAGATATGAAAA